TTGTTAAGAGAAAAGAAGGCCAACTAAAGCTGAAATGATGAAGTTTGCAGTAGAGATTGAAAAGGTGATTTCTGGTACCGACTACAATTACATTGAGGCTATCGTTGAATATTGTAGAAAGACTGGCTTGGAAATCGAGGTCGCATCAACATTGATTAATGCCAACCTAAAAGGCAAAATTGAATGTAATGCAATTGAATTTAATTTACTGAAGAATAAAAGTCCACGTCTACCAATATGATGACAGGTTATGAAGCCTTCTCTATATACAACGGATTGAAGTTACATTTTACCCAAAAATCTTATGACTATCTAAAGTATAATGGGAAAAGTAACGTCAGCGTTGTTACGTTTGAAAACCGTAAGGATAAATTCTCCTTTTATAAATTATCCCGTAAGCATCCAATTAAAGATGATTACATCAATTTTCTTGTGGCTAATCTTTTGGAAGATAGCAAAGTTTGGGTTGGTACTCTACTAGCTGAAGAGTGTGAAGTTATCTATAGGCAAAGACAGAAGGTTATACAATCAATGTCTTACACCTTTGAAAATGAATGTAGTACCTTGTTCTCAGTCTATAAGAATCCAAACGATGTTTTGGTGACGAATGGAGACTATCCAGTACTCTTAACTAAAGCTTTGCGTAAAGAGATATCTCCAGAGACACTAATCATCCTAAACAGAATCCTTAATTTCTTGCCCATGTGGAACAAAAGAATTTCGGATACTATCCGTTGGCCTGACTATGAGATGAAATTGACCAAGTATGCCGCATTTCTTATGTTAGATGATGTAAAATACAAGTTGATTTTGAAGAAGGTTATATTATGATTTGTAATCCACCCACTTGGAAGAAGCATATATACTAGTATATCATGCATCATGTGGATAAAAAATATACATTAACATACATTTAATACGAGGTAATAAAAAATGTCGAATTTCGCAAATTTAAAACGTGATCGTAGTTCTTTGGACAAACTCACCAAAGCAATCAACGATACACAATCCGGTTCTTCAGAAGCCGGTTCAAAAGATGACACCCGCCTTTGGCAACCATCAGTAGATAAATCAGGTAACGGTATGGCACAGATTCGTTTCTTGCCGGCACCTGCTGTAGACGGTGATGATGCTCTTCCTTGGGTTCGTACTTTCAGTCATGGTTTTCAGGGACCTGGCGGTTGGTTTATTGACAACTGCTTGACAACATTAAATGATAAATGTCCTGTCTGTGAACACAACAGCACTCTTTGGAATTCAGGCATCGAAGCCAACAAAGAGATTGTCCGTAAACAGAAACGTAAGTTGACTTACATGGCTAATATCTTGGTTCTTTCTGACCCAAGCAATCCAGAAAACGAAGGTCAAATCAAACTCTATAAGTTTGGTAAAAAGATTTTCGATAAGATTTCTGAAGCAATGAATCCTGAGTTTGCTGATGAATCACCAGTTAACCCATTTGATATGTGGGAAGGTGCTAACTTCAAATTGAAGATTCGTAATGTTGAAGGTTATCGCAACTATGACAAATCAGAATTTGCTGGTATGTCTGCATTGTTTGATGGTGATGATGAAAAACTTGAAGCTCTCTGGAAGAAAGAATTCTCATTAAAAGAATTCACAGAGAAGGGACAGTTTAAATCTTATGATGTACTCAAAGCTCGTCTCGATAAGGTTCTTGGTTTCGAAGGTGTTCAATCACCTAGAACTAAGGCGGAAACTGCTGTGTTAGATACATTTAAAGAAGAGGACTTAGCTGCACTTGATAAGAAAGTTGTTGCTGAAGCCGATGAAGAAATGGATTACTTTAATTCACTAGCAGACACAAAATAAACTCATCTTCACAGTAAAGTTTAACCCGCTTCGGCGGGTTTTTTGTTATCCGTAGCCAGAACTATTAATCAGAGAACCTAATAGTATTTGAGCAACATTTCTATTGTATACCGCTGCGGTCTGTGGAGTGTTCTGGTTATTATTTTGTTGTGGTGCATAAGATTGTTGTGGTGCAGCTGCGGCTTGTCTCTGCCCTCTTAAACTAGATGCAGCAGGTGCGCTCGGTGTTTGTTTCAAAGCTGAGTCCATCGGACTAATCAAAGATAATTTTTTAGGGTCTATTACTGTACCAACAATAGGATCACCCTTTCTCATTTCATAATGTAAGTGTGGGCCAGAACTACGACCAGTATTTCCAATCTTACCAATTTTACCACCTTGGTCTACAGTATCTCCCACCTTAACATCAAATGCGGATAAGTGAGCGTACTTTGTGTATATCTTTTCACCATTCGCAGATAAAGATTCTATTACCACAATGTTACCATAACCAGAATAACCTTTTGGTTCAAAAGATGCTTGGATAACTTTTCCTGGACTTGTAGCTTGAACTGGAGTGCCTATTGGTGCTGCGATATCTATACCATCATGTCCAGGACCAACACCACGACCCTCTCTAATAACAGATGTTGCAGAAGTTCCAGGAAGGTTCCCAGCCATACCAGATCCATTAACCGATTTCAATTTGTTGGCATATCCTGGATCAGTTGCGTAACCAGAGCGACCAATAGCTAAAATAGCTTCATCGACAGTTTTGGCGGCCAGAGTTTCTTTATACCGACTATTCTCTTTTAAAAATTTAACATAGTCAGCCGCCGATTCTTCCATACTGTTATATCTTCTAAATTTATCATTAATAGTTACCATTTTACCATTGATAAATTCTTGTGTTTGCTGTGCTGGTCCTCCTTCGCCGGG